ACGCGCGTGGCCGCATTGATGGCCGCGCAACTGGCCGCAGAGATGGAGGCCGCATCGGGAGAGGCCGTGACGATCGAGACGGCGATCCTGCAGAGGGTGCTGGAAGCGCATGTCCGAGAGCAGCTCGACGTCCTCGCAGACCTCAGGGTCTCGCTTGAATGACGGACATCATGACGAGGGATTGAACGGCGACGACCTGACTGCCGACCTCGATCTCGGGTTCGACGGGTCAGAGGACATCCTGCGCGCCTGGCGCCGCGGCGTGCGCCCCGATCCGGATCTCACCGTATCGGCTTGGGCGGATGCGCATCGCTGGCTGTCCTCGCGCGCTTCGGCCGAACCGGGGCGGTATCGCACCGTGCGCACGCCCTATCTGCGCGCCATCATGGATGCGCTGTCGCCCGGGCATCCCGCGCAGCGGATCTCGTTCATGAAAGCCGCGCAGGTGGGTGCGACCGAGGCCGGCAACAACTGGATCGGGTTCGTGATCCACCATGCGCCGGGGCCGATGCTGGCGGTGCTGCCCACGGTCGAGATGGCCAAGCGCAGTTCGCGCGGGCGGATCGATCCGCTGATCGAGGACAGCGCGGCGCTGAAGGAGCGCGTCAAACCGGCGCGGTCGCGCGACGCGGGCAATTCGATGCTCTCGAAGGAGTTTCCCGGCGGCATCCTCGTGCTCACAGGTGCGAACAGTGCCACCGGCCTGCGCTCGATGCCCGCGCGTTACGTGTTTCTCGACGAGGTCGATGCCTATCCGGCCTCCGCCGACGAGGAAGGCGACCCGGTCACGCTGGCCGAAGCCCGCACCACCACCTTCGCGCATCGGCGCAAGGTGTTCATGGTCTCGACGCCGACGATCCGCGGGCTGAGCCGCATCGAGCGCGAGTTCGAGGCCAGCGACCAGCGGCGGTACTTCGTGCCGTGCCCGCATTGCGGGGCGATGCAATGGCTGCAGTTCGAGCGGCTGCGCTGGGCAAAGGACCAGCCCGAGACCGCCGCCTACCACTGCGAAGGCTGCGCACGCCCCATTGCCGAGCATCACAAGACGGCGATGCTGGAACGGGGCGAATGGCGGGCAACCGCCGTGCCAACCGACCCGACCGCCATCGGATTTCACCTCTCGGCGCTCTATTCGCCGATCGGCTGGAAGAGCTGGGCGCAGATCGCCCGCGAGTGGCTGGCCGCACAAGGCTCCGACGAGATGTTGCGCGCGGCGCGCAACACCCTGCTGGGCGAGACATGGGTCGAGAGCGGCGAGGCCCCGGACTGGCAGCGGCTCGCCGACCGGCGCGAGACCTATCCGGCGCAGATCCCGGAACAGGGGCTGTTCCTGACCGCCGGGGCGGATGTGCAAAAGGACCGGATCGAGGTCGATGTCTGGGCCTGGGGCCGCGGGCTGGAAAGCTGGCTTGTCGATCACATCGTGATCCCGGGTGGGCCCGATGATCCCGCCTGCTGGGAGGCGTTGACGGCACTGCTGGGCCGGACATGGGTGCATGAGAAGGGCGCGGTCATGACGCTGGCCAAGTTCGCCATCGATACCGGCTACGAGTCCGCCGCCGTCCATGCCTGGGCGCGCCAGCAGGGCACGGCGCAGGTGGCCCCGGTCAAGGGGCTCGAAGGCTTCAACCGGGCGACGCCGGTCTCCGGGCCGACCTTCGTCGATGCCACGGTGAACGGCCGCAAGCTGAAGCGCGGCGCGCGGCTCTGGAGCGTGGCCACCGCCACCTTCAAGGCCGAGACCTATCGCTATCTGCGGCTGGAGCGCGCTTCTCAGGCGGAGGCACCCAACCCGGCCGGCACGATCCACCTGCCGGACTGGGCCGACAGCGAATGGCTGAAACAGCTGGTCGCCGAGCAGCTGGTCACCATCCGCAACAAGCGCGGCTATGCCCGGCAGGAATGGCAGAAGATGCGCGAGCGCAACGAGGCGCTGGACACCCGCATCTATGCAAGGGCTGCGGCGTGGATCCTCGGCGCGGACCGGTTCGACGCGCGGATGTGGCAGAGCCTCGAGAAACAGGCCGGGGTGGAGACCGCCGCCCCCGAGCCAGACGCGGCATCCGACACACCCACCGAGCCTCAGGCGGGGCGCGTGACGACGCGGCGGCGACGCGGCTGGCGGGTGAGCACGCCCAAGTACATGGAATGAGCATGACCCTCGACGATCTGAAACGCCATCACGGCGCACTGCTGGCCGCGCGCTACAGCGGCACGCGCAGCGTCAGCTATGACGGCAAGACCGTGACCTATGGCTCGGACGCGGAACTGGCGGCGGCCATCGCGGATATCGAGCGGCGGATCGCGTCACTGGAACGCACCGGCCGCCGCATCCTCCGCCCGTATGCCGCGAAGGACCTGTGATGACCGCGATGAACTGGCGGCAACGTCTTGGGGCCTTCATCGGCGGGTTCGACGCGGGCCAGCACCACCGTCGGCTGCGCGGGTTCCGCGCGACGCGCGCGCATGTCAATGCGCTGATCGCAGCCAGTGGCCCGGACATCACCGCCCGGGCGCGCTGGCTGGTGCGCAACAATGGCTATGCGGTGAACGCGGTGGAAAGCTGGGCGGCCAATACCGCGGGCGACGGGATCAAGCCGATCTCGAAGATCGCAGACCCCGCCCGCAAGGAAGAGCTGCAGCGTCTGTGGCTCGCCTGGACTGACGAGGCCGATGCCGAGGCGCTGACCGACTTCTACGGGCTGCAGCGCCGCGCCGCGCGCGAGGTCTTCATCGCGGGCGAGGTATTCTTCCGGATCCGGCCGCGGCGCACAGGCGACGGGCTGAGCGTGCCGCTGCAGCTGCAGATGCTGCCGGCCGAGATGCTGCCGCTGGAGCAGAGCGACACCGCGGCGAATGGCAACGCAATCCGTCAGGGTATCGAGTTCGATCGGATCGGGCGTCGCGTCGCCTATCACTTCCTGCGCCGGCATCCGCATGACAGCACCGATCCGGGACTTGCGGGCGAGACCGTGCGCGTGCCGGCTTCCGAGGTGATCCATGTGATCGACCCGGTCGAGGGCGGCCAGCTGCGCGGCGTCTCGAAACTGGCCCCGGCCATCGTGAAGCTGTTCCTGCTCGATCAGTATGACGATGCCGAACTCGACCGAAAGAAGGTCGCGGCGATGTATGCGATGTTCGTCACCTCGCCGGCGCCGGAAAACCCGCTGGCCCCGCCCGGCGACGAGGACGACCCGGGCGGCGTCGAGATCAGCCCCGGCCAGGTGGTGCGGCTGGATCCGGGCGAGGATGTCACCGTTGGCCAGCCCGCCGATAGCGGCGCCACCTACGAGCCGTTCCAGTACCGCACGCTGCTGCAGATCTCGGCGGCGCTGGGCATCCCATACCCGTATCTGGCCAATGACATGGTGAAGGGCAACTTCTCGAACTCGCGCCTGGCGCTGATCGAGTTCCGCCGCCGCGTCTCGGCCTGGCAGCATTCGGTGATGGTGTATCAGCTTTGCCGGCCGGTCTATGCGCGCTGGATGGATGCGGCGGTGCTGTCGGGTGCGCTGGCCCTGCCACGATACGAGACCAATCGGTCCCGGCTGCTCACCGCCGACTGGCTGCCCACAAAATGGGACTGGGTCGATCCCCTGAAGGACGCCAATGCCGAAATCGCCCAGATCGAGGCCGGCCTCAAATCCCGCACCCAGGCCATCGCCGAGCGCGGCTATGACGCCGAGCAGGTCGACCGCGAGATCGCCGCCGAACACGCCCGCGAACGCGCACTGGGCCTCGACTTCCGCCGCCCGGGATCGCCCGCTCAGGGCGCGGCGGACGTGCCTGTTGACGGGGATGATCGAGACAGGACCCCGTCCGACGACGATGACGACACCGCGGAGACCCGCCCGCGCCCAGACGAGGACCAGCCCTGATGCTTCACGCCCGCATTGCCGCGCGCGCCTTCAACACGCCGCTGCTGGTCGAGCCCTCCAAGGCCATGGCATTCCTGTCGGGACTTGGCCCCCGCATTCTGGGGCGGCAGGTGGAGTTGGCAGGCATGGATGGCGTGCCAGAGGGCTCGGCGCCCCTGCCCGCCCGTGCCAGCATCATCGCTGGCAACCTGACTGAGCGCCTGCGCCAGCACGGTGACGCGCCCTATCCGGTCATCGACGGCATTGCCGTGATCGAAATCTCCGGCGTGCTGATCCATCGCGGCGGTTGGATCGGCGAGTCCTCCGGCCAGACCAGCTATGAGGGGATCGCCGCGCAGATCGAGGCGGCGGCCGGCGATCCTGCCGTCCGGGGCGTGGCGCTGGAGATCGACAGCTTCGGCGGCGAGGTGGCCGGGGTCTTCGATCTGGCAGACCGCATCCGTGCGCTGCGGCGCGCCAAGCCGGTCTGGGCCTTTGTGGCGGAACACGCTTTCTCGGCCGGCTACGCGCTGGCCTCTCAGGCAAACCGCATCCTGCTGCCGCGCACCGGCGCGGTCGGCAGCATCGGGGTCGTCGTGATGCATGCCGATCTCAGCGGCCAGCTCGACCGGGACGGCGTGCGCGTGACGCTGATCCATGCTGGATCCCATAAGGTCGACGGCAATCCCTACGCGCCACTGCCCGACGCGGTCCGCGACGATATTCAGCGCGAGATCGACGTGCTGCGGTTTATCTTCGCCGAGACGGTCGTCGCCGGCCGCGCCGGGTCCCTGAGCCAGGACGCCGCCCTCACGACCGAGGCCGCGATCTATCGCGGTGCCGATGCCGTCGCGGCGGGGCTGGCCGACGAGATCAGCGATCTCGCGCGGGGCTTCGCCGGTTTCCGCGCGCATGTCGCCGGTGAAAACACCCCGCCGCGCCGGCGCGTGCACATGGCTCGACCATCTCGATCCAGCCCCCAAACCACCACCCGAAAGGAGACCGCCATGGCCCAAGAGACCGACAA